CATCCACTTGAGCCGGTATGACATCTGGAACTCTTCGGAGTCCTCCCCGAGCCGCATCTTCTCCTTGTCGATGAACTTCTTGTAGGCCGGGTTGTAGCGGGCTACCACGCGGTCGTCGTACTCAAAATGGTTCGTGCGCTTGCCCCGCTGGCGACGCTTGTTGAGGGCGATGGCCTTGTAGAAGTCACCCTTGGTGTAGCCGGGGGTGCCGATCTTGACCATGGTGCCTGCGTTGGCGGCGAGCATCGGGTGGACGCTCTTACGCACGACCTGCTCGTCAGCCTCCTGGGCCTCATCGATCACGATGATGTGATATGTGGAGCCTTCGATCTTCGCCCGGGGGTTGGCGGTCTGACGACGGCAGAACGAGCCGTTGGAGAGCTTGAGCATCCGGCTCTTGCCGTCCACCTTCTCATCGATCTCGGGATCGGACAGGATCGCCAGTGCCCGGGGAGAGGTCAGGCGAGAGGCCATCCGGCTGAACACCAGTTCGGACTGCTCTTCCACCGGGGCGAACAGGCCGACGAAGACCCCGTCCTTGAACTGCTCCAGCATGGGGTAGGTCTTCGCCAGGATGGGGAGCAGGATCATGCAGCCAGAGAGGGTGACGGCCAGCGTCTCTGACTTGCCCGACTGCCGGGACCACAGGCCGGTGATCTCTTCGGCGTCGTTGAGCACGATCGATTCGATGATCCGATAGGACATCGAACGCTGGTATGGGCGGAACTCCTTGCCCCACAGTTCCTCGCAGAACAGGATCGTGCGCTTGATCAACTGGTCGCAGAAGTCGGACATCTCCGGGGAGAGTTCATCCAGGGTGTCCTCTTCGGTGGCCCCGCTGTCGAACTCGTCGGCGGCGTCCTCGGCTGCTTCGTAGGCGTCGAGTTGGGCCTGCTCTTCGGGGGTCAGGTCGTACCCCAGGTCGGTGATGATCCCTGGCACTGCGGCCAACGTACACCGGACCTGCCCCTGGATACACCGAAGGCCCGGTCTTTCGACCAGGCCTCCAGCGCCACTTACCTACCTCAACGACCGGAATCGCCGGGATCAGTGAGATCAATGTACCACCCCAAGTGAGTTACTACAACCTCTTCGCTCGCTTCTTCGGGGGGAGCTTGCGGGGCACGACCCGCTTGCGGACTTCGCCGTTCTCGGGGGGTGGCTCCAGGGCCTTCTCGGCCTCAGCGAACGCCAGCAGGGTCCTCTTCACCAAACGCTGGTATGGCTTCAACCAGACCTGGGTGCGGGTCTTCGACTCGACAATCTCCTTGAGCCAGGAGAACGCCCCAGCGTCGAGGTAGAGCGTGTAGATCGGCCCGTCACTCAGACGCTCCAGGGCGTCCTGGCTACGTTGGCCCATGTCACTTGGCTCGGCGTGCGCCGTAGTACTCTTGTGAGATACTGACGCAGCGATCTCCCTTGCAACCCTTCTGACGGCGATAGAGCGAGGCGTCGGGGCACGATGCCGAGTCACGGTCAGGGTCTACCCCGCAGACGTGCTCTTCTGACACCACGATGGGTAGGGGCTTACGCCCAGGGCGCTCCTTCTCCAGAGACTCCACGCGAGCCTTGAGGTTCAGCAACAGCGCCCGATCGTCGTCAGTCATGGCCTTTCCAGTCCGGTGGCATCGGTGAGATGTCCCACGTTCGCACCGTCTCCTTGGCGCGGGCGACCCAGCCACGGATGATCTGGATCTGGCCCATGCTGTCGGCCTGAATGCTGTCGATGGGAGCGTTCAGGTCAGTTCGAAGGTTCATCGGCGGCAATGCCGGTGTTGAGGTCAGGGGTGACGTGGATCTGCCAGGTCACACCCTTGACGAGGCCGTAGAGGTCGCCGTTGCCATCAACCTCACGGTCACGCCAGACGACCTTGTCACGGAAGGCCGTGCGGTCACGCATGCTCTCGATGATGCCGATGGCGTCGATCGTGGTGGTGGCCGTGTGCTGCTTCAACACCTCCATCTCACCAGGCGGGTTGCCCTTGCGGAGTTCGATGGTGTAGTGGTCGTACACGGGCATCTCCAGGGGTAGTTCGGGCTGCTCGTACTCGGCCTTGCCGAAGTAGAGCTTTGGGGCTTCTGTGGTCATGTATCAAAGATACCAGATCTTTGATCAGAGTTCAACCTTACGCTGTAACGCCTGAATGATCTGCTGCGCCTGATCGATCTCCGTACACATCTGCTTCACCAGCCAGCGGTGATCCAGTTCCCGGTGCTGGAAGCCCCGAAACAGTTCCGCCGTCCGAGACAGCGATGTCTCCAACGCCGTCTCCAGGTCCGCTTCCGCCATCCGGTCGAACTTCGTCCGTAGGTGGCCCGTTGGCTGCACCCTCTTGAACATCGCTTCCCCACTTACCGATCTCGGTTGGCTTGAAGGACAGGCCCGAATGTAGAGCTTCTCGCCGGTAGCGGTACTTGCCGACGTGGAGCCAGTGACGGTGTGATACCCGGATACGGAAGGCCCATATCGACTCGCGGAAGGGAAGCATGTCCTCCATCAGCCAGGTCTTGGTGAAGAACGATGGGTCCTGGGCTTCCGTCTCGACGCCCCAGTAGTAGGGGAGTTGCCTGATGATGATCACGTACGGACGCGGGACCCGATACCGCGGCGCTTCTCGTTGGACGGGTAGTCCTCTTCACCGCGCATGTAGGAGAAGTCGAAGTGGTTCAACGTCGAGTTGATGTGTCGGCCCTTGCTGGCAACCCGGGCGAACGAGCGGTAGCCCTCGTAGTCCACGTTGTGGTAGATGCAGCCAGCGTTCTTGTTGTTGGTCCACTGGACTTGAAGCTCACGCTGGAGATGGTCATAGCGGAAGCGTGATACCCGGGTACTGGACGGGGTTTCGATCCAGGGGCCGAGGTCGTGTGCTCCACCGGCTTCGACGCCTGAGTAGATCTCTTCGGCCGAGAGCGCTCGGGCACCTGGCCGTGGTTGCTGGGCCTCGGCGTTGCCCTGGTTGGCCCCGACCTGCCCGCCCGACTTCTTCGCCATCAGTGCCCCCTCACCCATTCACACGCACGCTTGAACTCCATGCGGGCCTCCTGTCGTTCCTCAGCGACGGCCGGGTAATACACACCCTGCATGTCCTCATAGGCCATCCGGGCCAACTCGTAGCGGGCGAAGGCTCGCAGGAAGTCGTTGACCTCGCTGTCAGTCATCAGTTAGCCCCGGAGTTGTAGCGACCGGCGACCCGCCGCAGGAAGGCGGCGTGGTCGGACTCAGGCAGGTCGGCCAGTTCCGACTCCAGAGTGGCGAACTCGTTGGAGATGCTCATCAGCATGCGGATGATGTAGTTGAGCCGGTCGGAGTCGAAGCGCACCACATGGGTGGGCATGTCAACGTCTTCGATGTCACCGAGAGCGATGAAGGCGCAGACGTGACCCTCGTCATCAAGCGTGAGGCCCATACCCAGGCCCTCGCACTGGACTTCTCTGCTGCTCATGTCAACGCCCAGGGTACTAGGACTGACGGCCAGGGTCGATGGACCGCTCGCGCTCCAGCCGCTGGCAGAGCTTGTGGATGGAGTGCGCGCTGATCGGCTGCTCTAGCTCGTCCACGATCTCTTCCGGGGGACGAGCGGCCTTGCTGACCGCCCACACCGCCGCACACAGCATGAAGGTGGTGAAGAACAGGATGATGACGTAGAGGGACTCTGAGTCCACTGATTTCACGACTGATGCTCCGATTGGTTGTTCCGATGGGGGATTACGTCCCCCGGTAGCCCTGTTTGAATGCCTTGCGATTGGCGGCGGTCGAGCCTCGGACCCGGACGGCCGGTGCCTTCTTGACCACTGGTGCCTTCTTGGCTGCTGCCTTCCGGGGCTTCGCTGCCGTCTTCTTGGCCCTGACCACAGGCATCCGTGACTGGACCAGGCGGTTGAGCATAGCCTGCGTCGAAGCGAGGTGATACCGGAGTAGCTCATTCTCCTTGCGAAGTTCTAACACAACAAGCAGCCGCTCGTAGAAGCGGGGGGTGGACATCACAGTGATGATTGTGCGGCCGACGATCTCGGCCAGGAGATCCATGTCGTTGGACGACACTCGACGGCGCTTTAGCTCCGTGCGGATCAGCCCAAGCAGTTCATCTCCTGCGTCGGTCATCGCGGTCCTTCCCCATGAGCAGTTCCCACACCACGCCGATAATCAACACCCCAGCGAGGATAAGGATGATGACCTGCATCGCCTCAATGCTGACGGCGAGCACTGGTTAGCCGATGACGTAGTTGCGCTGGATCTTCACCGGCTCCGCACCCTCACGGGCGAGGACCCACGGCTCCACCCAGGCGGTACCGGTCCCTCCGTAGATCAGCGGGTCATCGAACAGCACCTTGACGGTGGCGGCAGGGTCGTGGGGTCCCGGCTCCAAGATCCGTGAGATGGTCGCCAGGTGGACCGTCTGATCGTTGGCTCCGAACGGCAGTGACACCTGAACTCGGTCACCGATGCTCCATGTGTTACTCATGCCCTCATTCTAGGGGTTGCTGTCAACCTCTTCCTCTTCCGCAGGAATATCGTCGGGAGATACCACCTCCACTTGTGACTGCGGGGCGGGACGCGACGGTTCGATACGAATCGTCCAGTTGAACACGCCTTGGTCGCGCCAGGCCTGCTCCAGGTCGTTGATCACGATCCCCTGGAACGGCTGACCGGCGCGGGCGGATATGTCTTGAAGGTCATGGAGGACACCTTGTAGATCCTCCATGACCTTCCTCATCGTAAGTGCTCTGCTCATGGCGACAGAAGCTACCTCACGACCGGTTGCCTCCCGAGTCTGTGTGCCCAAGTGGTCGGTTACCCGTGTGATACTGCTGACAGATATGACACACGTAGCCCTCCAGGTTCGGGTTGTCGGCCAAGACCTGACGGACCTGCTGGGCGGTCAGAGCGCGCTTCGGCTCACCCTTCTGCGTGTAGTGCGAGCGATTGCGGAACCCCATCGGGATGTGAGTGTAGGTAGTCATGCATCAATGATACCGTACCTTTGATGGGTTCACCCGGGGTAGCGGAGGCGGTGCGCGGTGTACCGCATCCGCAGCCGGTGAAGGAGTGGATCGTTCCACTCCCCCAGCCGGTCGAGCAGCCGCACCATGTCGTCCGGGTTGAGGGCGATGCGGATGAGCGGCTGCTCTTTCGACGGCGACGGCGGTGGGGGTGGGGTCTTTGAGCGCTTCGGCGGTGGGCGCTTGTCGGTCACGGCACCAATCCTCCCACTGCCAGGCGATCGACGTACATATCCCACAGCGACTCACCCACCGCCATAGTGCCGACGTTGCTGGCGTTGCAGGCGTGCTGGAATGCCGCCGTGGCGTCGCGGATGGACTTCCATCCAAACCGGGCTTTCACCACGGCCGGGGTGTTGTTGTGGATGTCGTCGGTGAAGCGGATGCTCGCATTGAGGATCGCCTCACCCAGGTGCCACATGGCGTCCAGACCCTCGGTCATCGCCACCGAGATGGCGTCGCTGTGAGCGCCCATGATCTGCGCCGCCGCCTCCACGTCGGTGCGGAAGCGACCGCGGCTGTCGTTGAAGGTCAGTTCGAACGTCGCCCACATGAGGGTGCGATCGTCGGTGACCATCCACGAACCGGACTGACGACCGGTCTTGTTGGGGACGACCACCAAAGCCCGCGGCGGTGCCGAGTCGTTGGAGTACGGGAAGGTGCGGCGGATGACCGCCCACAGATCGCTGGTTCGGCCGTTGGCGTCGATGCAATCGCTCGGCCAGTCCAGCCAAGCGTCCGGCCCGGTGCTGTGCCACAACGGGTGACTCATCAGACCGGTGAGAACCTGATTCTTGAAGTCAGATATCTCCACGTTCATCCCGTGAGTGGCGACGAGGCCGTCGATGATGCGCCAGCCCTCCTGGACGAGGCTCGTTGATTCGTGCGCCGTGAGCCAGATGCGCCCGTTGTTAGCCATTGGCGTGCTCCATCTCGTCCATCTGCAGGCGACCCTTGATGAGATCGACCACCGCCGCGGCGTCGTCACGGATCTTGGCGCAGTGCTCCATCAGGGCGGGCGGGGCCTTCGGATCGTTGAAGGCCTTCTCGCGCAGGCGAGCCATCACGCCGACCGCGTGAACGATGTCGGAGAACCACGGGTCACGGGAGTGAACGGTGCCGCTGTGACCGCCGCTGCCACCGGGGCGCACGAAGTAGACGCCCTTGGCGTGCATCTCGTCACGGGCCTTCTGGCTGTGCGTCATCACCCAGGTGATCGCCTCGGCTGCCGCGGCACGGGCCTTGCTGTCACCACGGATCGCCGCCATCAGCGAGCGGGTGTTCTTGGCGATGTCGAACGCCTTGCTCGTCCCCTTGAGGCCGAGAGCTTGCGCCTCTTCGGTGATGTGCTCGCGATCGACGCCGTTGTAGCCCCAGCGACCGTCAGCGGTGGAGTCGAAGACCTGCTCCCACATCTCGGCAACGAGGTCGTTGGACCCCTCGCCGGAACCGGGGATGACGCCGTAGTCCTCCACGAACTTGGTGTGGGCGGTGAGATAGTTGCCCGCCGCTGCGAGGGTGAGGTTGATGTCCTCGCAGAACTGCTCCAGGACACCCCCGTCCTGGGCCTCTTTGAGCAGGATCATGAGGCGAACCTGCTCGCGACGCGTACGCCGCTGGATGCCGATGGCCTCTTCGACCATCGACTCGTACCGGACCTGATCCATAGGTAGTGCTCCTTGTAAGTGCTCCAGGTGATACCCCGCCTGGTATCACCTGGAGCACTCTACCTCACTGCAAGTTGTGGCACAACTTGTAAGCGAGATATCACACGTCAGTCGTCCTCGCCCTCTCCGAAGGTCGGCACGATCACCACGGCCACCGTGGCCGAGTTCCACCACGCCCAGCCGTTGATGTACCAGCGAGCGCCATGCTGGATGCACCACTTGTCCAACTGCTTCGCCATGCTGCTGTCGAAGCCGTAAGGCATGGTGAGCACGCCGGGACGCCCATCGCGCTCCGCGGTGAGGATGTAGGTGTGATCGAACACCGAAGGGGTGTCGGACTCCCAGTACCGCGTCCGGTTGGTGAAGCCCTTCGGGAGAAGCAATCCCTTGGTCTTGACCTTCCACCCGAACTGCTTCTCCCAGCGAGCGCGGTCCTCGCGCTGACGCTGCTGCTCGTCCACCGTCTCGGTGAGCGCCGACATCACTTGACCGCCTTGCTGATCTTCGCGCTGTAGGCCGTGAAGGAGGGACCCTTCGGGTTCTCCAGGTCGTCAGCCGCCATGCGGAGCAGCTTGGCGGCGCGGGCGTAGCTCATCCCGCAGATGCAGCGGGCAGCTTCGATGGTGAAGACCAGCGCGGGACGACCGTGCCAGTCAGGAACGCCGCACCAGTAGCGGTCGCTCTGCTCTTCCGTGTACCACTGAGCGACGTACTGCTCGGCCTCGGCCTCGGTGTCCTGTTCACCGACGATCGTGCCCATGCCGTCCGATGGTGCGGCGGGGGCGAACTTGGCCTCCTTCACCAGACGACGGTAGATGTCCTTGATCTGTTCGACCGTCTCCGGTGGAATCTTGATGGTCTTGGTCATGCTGTCTCCTTTGGGTAGGTGAGTTCGTAGCAGGGTAGCAGCGTTGAGCGTATAACACAACAGGATGTGGAGCGTGCGAAAGGGGGGTACCACGACTAAACCCGGCCCAAAAAGGGCCGGGTTTAGAACTGGCCCACGGCAGCGCACACGCGACAGAGGCGGCGACCTCTCGGCCACCGCCTCTGCTACGCCTCGGCTAAACCCGGGCCAAATAGGGCCGGGTTTAGGCGGTACGGGCCACCCGGCGACGCTTGGGCAGGTTCTGACCCGCCCGGCGATCCAGGCTCTTCTTCATCAGCGAGAGGCGATACCGCACCGGCAGGCCTCCCCCTTCCTCCAACCGCTTGACCGAGATGGAGCGCCCGTCACCGAAGTCCCAGGTCTGCTGGACGAGGCAGAGCTTCATGACCCGCGACAAGCCGTTCGACTTGACGCCGCCAGTCCGCACCTTCTCGACCAGCTTGTCCCACTCGGCCGCGTCCTTCGGCGTGGCGAAGTGGACCAGCTTCTCCAACCGGACCATCGCTGCCTTGCGCTTGGCCTGGGTGCCGCCGTTGAGCATCTGGACGATCGCCTGCTGATCGATATCCTTGTCGCCGCCCGTTGTGTTACCGGCGACGCTGGAGCGAATCCACTCCAACCACTCAGCGCGAGCGGCCGTGTACGGACCAGCGGTGTCGGGGTTCTGGCGCAGGCCTTCGATGCCAGCCGCCTCCAAGATCCCGCCGACGATGGTCAGCCAGGCGTTGAAGGAGGGGAACTGCGGCGTGTGCGTCGGCTGCGGACAGCCCTTCGCCACCCAGTTGTCGATGAGCGTCGCCACCGCCTGGTGGAAGCGCTCCTGGCTGGCGATGGCGTGCTCACGCAGTTCATCCTCGGTGCGGCTGAACGAGTTGCCGTTGCGCTGCAGTTCGATTCGCACCGTGCGACGCTGTAACTCGCTGTTGAGGGCGAGGTTGTTGCCGGTCAGAATCCACGTCAGCACGACGTTGAGCGTGAGCGACATCCGCTGCATGATCGGCCGGTCCACGTACTGACCCGCCGCCGCCGTGGCGATGAGGTTGAGCGTGTCGCTGACGATCTCGGTCGTCTGGCTCGACTTGCGCGGCTCATCGAACCACACCACGTCCATGTCGGTCGTCGTGTCCCGCAACACCGCTGTGATGTTGCGGCGCTCCTGCTCGCCCTCGTTGTAGGCCATCTTCTTCGGCGTCGGGATGACACCGAAGCAGGCGGCGACCAACGTCTCGGCCAGCAGCGTCTTGCCGCTGCCGGGATCGAACGCGCTGATCGGGAACATCGGTGCCGTCGTCGCCAGGTTCCGCAACGGCAGGGTGAGTGCCAGTGCGTAGGCGTTGCGGCGGCTGGCCTCGTCGGCGTAGGGGAACTCACCGATCAGGTCTTCGATCACACCGAGTGCCGCCGCCACGTCCTTGTCAGTGGGCTTGGTCTTGCGGGTGATCTTGAAGTCCCGGCCGATGAAGCACGCCGTCGCCGCGTCGTAGCCGATCGTGTGGGCGACGTTATACGTCTTCCCGTCGAACGACCAGCGCGGTGCCTGAACCACCGCCTTCAACGGCGGGTACGGGATGTGGCGTGCCGACACCTGCGACTTGACGCTGCCCTTCGGCTCGGCGTGCTTGATGTCGCCGTTCGCCATGACCTTGACCCAGCACGCCGCCATCTCCAACGCCGCCACGATGTCCGTGTGCGTCAGGTCATCGATGGAGAAGCCGCCGCTGTCACGCACGACCTCGCGCAGTTCGCCCTTCTTGGTCAGGCCGCGGTACACGACGCCCGGGACGTAGCCGCCCATGTTGAACTTGCGAAGGTTCTCCACGATCAGCAGCGCACGACCGATCATCACCTGATCGGTGACCGACCACTCGATATCGACCTGCGGCCGCTCATGCGGTTCGCCGGTCGCCTTGCTGATGAAGCGGCAGGGGGTGAGCCGCAGCAGGATCGCCTGGGCGTTCGCCAGCACTTCGGTGGCGTCTAGTCCAGGGACCTCTACGCCTTCGGCCAGCGAGCGCAACTCGTCCTCTGTGATGAGGTACTTGCCAGGCTCGGGGAGTGGGAGGTTGGTGTCTTCGTCACCCCCTTCGTCACCGTCGAACTCTTCCGGGTCGCTTGCCATGATGTTCTCCATTCTCCGAGGCCCGAGTGGGCCGGTGTCACGGGCTGAACTGTAACCGGTCGGTTGGTGTAACACAACAGGTCAGTGCGAAAGCTTGCTATCAAGTCGCCGGCGTGAGCCAACACGTCTTGGGTTGCTGGAAAGTGCTAGAGTGCCGCCACTTTCCCATAGCAAGGTAGGAGGCGGAAGTGCGCCTGGCAAAGATCACCGCAGTACTCGCAGCAGCAGGGACTCTTGCCGCCGCCGTGGTCATGAACGTGGGGGTGGTCCAGGGTGAAGACACCACGACCACCGCCCCGCCCACCACGGTGGCCCAAGTCGAGAACCAGTCTCAAGAACAGGCTGACGACCCGTCCGAGGGTCAAGCCCAGGTTGACGACCAAGAGGCCGACGACCAAGAGGCTCAGGAGCCAGAGCAACGCCAGAACGTGGTGATCCTCGGCGGCGTCTACACGACGACCACCCACGGCTCCACCACGACC